TTACCGTCGAATCCGTCAATATCCAATGCATCTAAAATCTGTATTAGTACAGATTCAGCGTATCGAACTTGTGCGGAATACTCTGCCCATTCGCCGCCAGCGAGTGGTGCGAATCGTTTAGCTATTGCAGCGGCTAATGCTTCTTCCTTCGCATCTGCGGTAGCAGTAGCGACCTTAGTGGCGTCTTTAGCTGCGGTCTGTGCTTGCGTAGTCAATTTCTAACTCTATTCACTTAGTGTTGGTGTCGTGGCGTATACCACGACAAGTTCAGCGTATCTCTCAAGTTGCATGCTGTAACGAGAGACGTTGCCTAGCGGGTCGAAACAAGTTGGTAACCGCTCACTGTCACTTGTCTCTTCTTGGGTAATCCTTATGGGCGAGTTATCCGCCTTGCTTCAATCATTCAGGGATTGGCTTTGTGAATCCCGATTGAAGTGTTCAACCTCAAGTGCTGCATACAAGTATGGACATGCCCTCCCAACATGCAAGCGAATATGCCTGTCAATGTGGCGATTATGGGCGAATAGTCACGGATACGCGCTCGCGCACTATAAGAACGCATGTGCCCGCGGGTGGCGTGGCGTTAGGTTGGTGGTGAGACCAGCACGAACGAACGAGAACGAACGTAGAATATATGAGCGCGAGCGTGTGAGTGTGGGATATATCAACATCGTGATCGAGAGAACGCCCGCCGATAGACGCGAAGCCCACGGCAACAAACGGTGTGTGACCCCCACAGCGTTGAGACCGTCTTTTTTCTCCTCTACACAAGTTGTGTACACAGTGTGTAGAGGGTTGTGTATTGTATAGACTCTACACAGTGTGTAGAGGTGTGTACACAAGTTGTGTATAGATGGATTCTGAGTTCAAGGTCTTAGTTTCGAGGTTCTCTACTCACCCCCCGACAGGGGATAGGTGTGTAGAGGTTCTCTCGCGTGCGCGTGCGATGTGTTATATATATATATATATATGTGTAGCCGTTGCACACATACATGGCTTTCAGCCTGTATGAGTACAAACACATTGCGGGCGCGAGGCTGAGGCTATACACTGCTGGCTCGCTATAGTGTTCTTGGAAGGAAAAACTAATTGATTACTCAAGATGACTCTTGGTCTGATAAGGCAATTTGGAAAGCATCGGTTCAATGCCCCTCTCCTGATTGCGAAAATTCATATACCGCTTTTGAAGATTTCTATACAGTTCCTCGAAGTGAGGTGTATAAAAAAGGCAAATCTGAAAATAATCGCTACAGTAAAGGCTCTCAACAAGTCCTTGTGTTTACCTGCGAGGAAGGACACAAATTTGAAATACTATTCGGGTATCACAAAGGTCAGACATTTGTAGGTTCGGAGTCTGTGTAATGGCTGGAAAAACTTACGACAAGATTGAACAACGGGTAACTCGTGCTATTCCCGATTGGAAGAGTTGGTCTAGGCGACTAAGGCGTATCTACGCATCGCTTGAAGACTGGGGTTCTAGTGAGGAAGCCGTTGAGGACATGATCGGACAATGGGGCTGGGACTTAGCTGTCGTAAACGCCCTCATCAAAAAAACCCCATCATTTGAAATGGCTCTTGGTGATTACCGCATGACCGGAAACTACCCTAAGAAAAAAGGGTGGGTCAAAAATATCCGAACCTCAGAACTATCTGCTGTGTACATCCAAGAGGGAGGGTTGACTTCCTTTGCATCACTGGACGAAAATCCTAAAGCAACCAGCTTTCACGGGGCAGTGGTCGCCGCTAATGGCATGCTAGACATGGCTGAGCCTTACGGAGACCGTGACGACCTCACATATGCATCCGATGCACCAGAAAAACCAACAGATGGCTCTGGGCTAACCATTTTCGAGGACGAATAAAAGGAAGCTAGATGACTAAACAGTCACAAGACACCTTCATGGTCGGAAAGTCCATCTTTCCCCAGTGCAGTGAACCCAAGTGCTTTTACGCGCCAACACCCAACGCTACTAAATGCAAGAAGCATAGTGATAAGGTGTAGTAATTCCATCAGGAGGAATTATTATGCCCCGTAAGAGAAATCCCGAAGCCGCTCGCATAGAAGCTGATTACAAAAGTAAACAGAAGCGCACTGGTCGAACAGCTAGCGATACGATTAAGTCCCGCCTTAAGTCAGGGAAGTCAAAGCCCAGTTTGGCAAAAAGCAAAGTTGTTCCTGAACGTGGAAAAGTTCACACCGCTTCAAAACCAAAAACTAAATTTGGTGGAGACCAGACAAAAATGGCATACGCTAAGGCAGCGTCAAAGCCGGGAACAAGGGCATATTTTGGTTCAAAAGTCGGGAAAGACGAAAGAATCGAATCAACTGAACTACCTTCAGCATCCAGTTCCGCTCCAGAAGGCAATCGTGCAGTTAAAGGCAAGAAAACTGCAACGGCTAGGAAAAAAGCCAAGAAACCAGCCAGAGCCAAAAGAGCGTCAGGTAGCTGGGGTACGGGAAAAGAAAAACGCGCCAGTAAGTTTTCAAAAGGAAAGCCGGGTGCAAAGGGTCAAGCCGTAGGTACTGATGCTAAGGGTGGCAGGAAATATAGAGACCCAATTAGCAAAGAAGAGTCTGCAAGCTAAATGCCTTACACCCCCCACGAACACCAACTCAAACTCCACAAGTCCAAAGCTAAGATTAAGTGGAATCAAACAGGTAGACGTGGGGGGAAAACTCGTTCAGCACTTGAGGAAGACCTAGCGGTCATCGAGTCCCTTTCCCACAAATATGTCGAGTTTCCTAACGACCCAAACAAGCAAACCGCTGAAGAAGCTAGGCTGGTTCCTGCTATTCACGTTTGGACAGTTGCCCCTACTAAGGCGCAGATGTATCAAGTTTGGAACGAGATGCAGGCATTCATTCCCGAACACTTGGTCTCAAAGACAAATCCATATCGAGATAACAAACTTGGTGGAGGGCGTGGTAGTGGATTCAAAGAAGACGCACTGCATGTGTGGCTCACGTTCAAGGACAGAAACGGACGTTGGCTCCGTGGTCGTGACGGAAAGACCAGACCTCGTCCAATTGTCTTCTGGGAACTCAAATCAGCGGACAACCCTGAGTCTCTTCAGTCGGTTGGACTAGACTTTCTTCACGTCACTGAAGCACAGGAGATAGCAGAAATTGGCTGGAACAAACTTCGACCTACCCTCTCCAGCCCCGGACGAGCGGGTCGCGCACTTATTGAGGGCATACCGCCAGTATCTCCATCTCATTGGTTCGCTAGAAATTTCAAACGTGCAAAAGAATCGCCTTCGAGAAGGCGCGAGTCGTTTAGTTGGACAGCTTTTGACAATCCGCTCCTGACTGAAGATCAGAAGGAAGAGATCAGAGAAGACAAAGAGACCATGATGGAAGACGACTGGAATCGTCTCTACATGGCTATCCAGCCTGAAGGTGCTGGAGCGTTCTTCCGCAAGGTAGATAAAGCCTCAAGAGGAACCCAACTCACGCGACCTGCTGGTAGCGGGGCTGAGTACGTTGCAGGGCTAGACCTTGGAAGAAGCAATGATGCCACGGTACTCATAGTCAAGAACCGGAAAACACGCGAATCAGTATCAGTCACAGAACTTCTGAAAACCGACTGGACAATTCAAATGGAGACTATTCGCAGTGAAGCAAGACACTGGAACCTCAAACAAATCGTCATGGACTCAACTGGATTGGGAGGTCAATTCGCTCGTGACATCATGTACACAGAAATGCTGGCTGAAGGAATTCCAGTCATTGCCTTTAACTTCTCGCCAGTATCGAAGTACCACGACTTGTACTTGCCTTATCGAATTGCCCTCGAACACGAACAAGTTAGTTTCCCAGCAGAGTGGAACAAGCTAAGTTCGCAACTTATGGACACTACTCACAAAGAAACTGCAAACCGTGGGCATGTGTTTGGAACGTCATCTGGGTCACATGATGACTGGGCAGACGCAGAGGTGCTAGCCTTGTATGGTTGTGACCCTGTAGAGTATTCTGTGACGACACGCAAGAAAAGGGAAACAAAGGGCATAGAGCCTTTGCGTCCCAATTTCGTATCAAAACGTCGCAAGAAGCATGGCTTGATTGGGCTAACTCGTGAAGCAAGACACGCAGCCTACCTTAATGGAATAGATGAAGTCCTAGAAGCAGGAATAATTCGATAATGGTCACACCTGTAATCCCGCTAGCCAGTGGTACAAACGTCGATGACACTATTCGGCTAGAACGAGCTAACCCTCAAGACGAACCCAATATCACTGATACTTGGATAGACAATCAGTTCGCTAAGGGTCGTCAGAGATTTGGGAAATTCTGGGCTAAATGTAAAAAGGTTGACGAGTTTGTGAAGGGTGAGTTCGATTTCCCTGTTACTGAAAACGGGTCGAAGATCAGACTAGGAACTGCACACTCGGTCATTAAGACTCTCGTAGACCACATCACCCCGCCATTCGTAGACATCACAGTTCCTCCACCCGGAACAAGAGGTCAGGCAAGAGCAGAGAAGATAGAGAAGTTCCTTCGTGGCTCCAATAGCCGACTAGAGCAAGAGACTCCAACTCGGCGCGTAGTAAACTTCCACCAAGGTTCTTATGGCGTTGCGTGGGAGAAGACTGAGTTCATTGGCTCAAAATGGGCTGACTTTCCTGAACCGCCACAAGATGATGGCGACCTCAGCCAATATAAAAAAGACCTCGAAGCTGCTATGGATAAGCGGTCAATCGAGTTCCCGATCACTACCAAAGCAGTAAACCCTCAACAGGTTATCTGGGACACTAACAACTGCGCCGACCCGCGCTGGGTTATCCATTTCTTCGAGATAGACAACGAGTGGATACACGCTCACTTCCCCGGTTGGGAAGGTTCTAAGTCCGGTCGTTCTAACTTCGTTGAGGTTTGGACTCACTCACAAGTTGCCTACAGGGCAAACAATAGCTGGGTTATGAAGCCTCGTCCTCATGGTTACAAGATTCGACCATGGACTATGTACTGGGCGCAGACAGGTATCGACACCATCGGCAACAAGCCTGAAGACCTGTACTGGGGACTTCTGGATGGTAACTTCGAGATGATTCGTGCTGAATCACAACTGGCTTCGCAGTATCTCGACATCGTAGTAACTGGTACGCACCCTGTGACCAACTTCAAAGGTCCACCGGGAATGGCTGATGAGGCAATGAACGAGTACGACACCTCGCCGGGAGCCATGAACGTGGTTCCGCAGAACGTGGAGATAGAAATACCACGAGTTCCTGAGCCGCCACAGACAATCATCTTGGCAAAGAATATGTTCGATGAGGCAATTGAAGCGAATACCGCCCCGTCGGTAACTCGTGGTCAACGTCCTTCGGGCGCATCTTCGGGTTACGAGACTGCCGTACTGTCCGGTATTGGTCGTCTCAATTTCGCAGCGTTCGTGTCAGCAGCCAACCGTGGCTTGCAACACAGAAACGAAATCATTCTTAGCATCGTGGAAAATGTCATTCAAGACAGAGTCACAGTATGGGGTCAAACGGAAGCAGGAACAGTAGATGCCAGCATCGCACCCAAAGACATCCGTGGACACCATGTCAACTTCGTCCAACTTAACCCCACCGCTCCCGAAGAAAGAGAGCGAATTCTCAATCTCTGGTCAACTAGATGGCGAGAAGGTTTTGTTGACCATGACACTGCCCTACGCGAAGGCGGGGTTTCTAACGCCCTCGAAGTCCAATCTAAACTCCTTGCTGAGAAGTTCCTTAAGTCGGAGCAAATTGCAGGGATTCTCGAAGGCATTGCAGCGCAACGCATTCCACTTCTTCAAGGCATCATAGAGGCTTCAGGAGCCACAGGTGGAGAAGCAGACGCAATAGCGCAGTCCGTACTCGATACTCAAGGCGCAACTCAGCTACCAAACGCAGGTAATTTCCAGCCGGGAAACTCGGCAGGCAATACTCCACAGACACCCGGCACAGGACAACCAACAACTACTCGTCCGGTAATGCCGGGGTCGGTAGGTGAAGCTGACCTTGTGGGCAGGCAGATAAGTAGTCCCGCACGTACTGGTGGCAGGCGTGTTCCAACCTCAAACCTCCCGGCAGGTAGATAATGGCTAAGAAAGAAAACGTCTTAATAGAAGGCGCATTCGCACAATATGATGAAGTGGTAAAGCGGTTCTTGGACACTGTTCCAAAGCAACTAAGCGCACCAGTGCTAGAACCACCAGCAGGCAAGAAGGCTAATAAGCCTCAACCTTTCAGCCCACTAGGGAGCATTTAGATGGCAGGATTTACACTTACAGTTCCCAAGCAGTATCGAGCAAGACTTGGTGGCGAATACGGGACGCCTTTAAAAATAAGTATTGAGGCAAAGAATGAAGGAGCAGCAAGGTCGAAACTTGTTGACTACGGCATTCCCTATGCCGCAACTAATTCGTTTGGAGTTGAACCGCAAGACTGTTCTTACTATCGCTATAACCAAGATTCCACAGCACTGTCTAGTATAAAAAAGAAAGGCGGTCCAAGCCTAGTAG